TCGCGAACACCCGGTTCGGCGTGAGCAACCACGCTCCGGAGTTCGTGGGTCGCCTCGCGAAGGCCTGACCCTCGACGATGTGATTCTCGGGGGCCGGGGCTGGCAGGGATGCCGGCCCCGGCTCTCTCTCTATAGGGACCTCCGGAGGCGAGCATGGCGAAGCCCGACACGATTCGCGTCCTTCAGTGGCCTATCGTCGAGCCCGTCTCGCTCACCGAGGCGAAGGCTCAGGTCTCGCTCGCCCAGGACCAGACCGAACACGACCGATTCCTCCTGGATAAGATCGCGGCCGCCCGGCGACTGATCGAGCGGCGTCTCTCGGTCACGCTCGTCGCGACCCAGTATCGGGCGACGTGGCAGACGGGCGGCGACGTGCTCGACCTGCCGGCCCCTCCGGTCCTGATCTCGGCCACCTACCCGATCACCGTCACCGTCGACGGCGTCGCGCTGTCGGCCTCCGACTACGAGGTCGACCAGGACGCGTTCCCGGCGACCCTGACGCTCGACACCCCGACGACCGGGAAGGTCGTCGTCGTCTACTGGGGAGGCGTCGCTCCTGGTGGCGTGATCGAGCCCACGATCCGCTCGGCTCTCCTGGCCTATGTGAACCACCAGTTCGAGAACCGCGGCCTGTTGAACACCGAAGGCGGCGGCGAGCTGCCCCAGGCCTTCGAGACGCTCCTCGCGGCCAGCTCGTGGAACGGAGGCTGGTAATGGCACGAGCTGCCGGCCGCTATCGCGAAGTCTTCGTCCTGGAGCGACCCGTCCGCACGCGAAACGCGGCCGGCGGGACCGTCGAGACCTGGGAGACGGTCGCGACGATCTTCGGATCCTACGAGGCAACGAGCTACAACGAGCAGGCCCGACGCGGCCAGGTCGGCGGCGGGATCTCGGCCACGGTCTACACGCGTTACCGCTCCGGGCTGGCAGGCGACCAGCGGCTCCGCTGGCTCGCCCGCGGCGACCGGCTGCTCTACATCTCGGCCGTCGTCGAGCAGGGGAACCGCGAGGACCTGGAGCTGACCGTCGAGGAGCAGGTCGCATGATCTCTATTTCGTGGAGCGACATGGGCGGCCAGATCGGTGAGCTGATGAAGCGATACGACGAGCTGCCGCGAAGTGTCGCGAAGAAACACCTACAAGCCGCCATGAAGCGGGCCGGGAAGGATGCCGTCAAGATCCTGAAGGCCAACACGCCGAAGGGCGGCGGCCGCCGAGTGAAGGCCGCCGTCGTCCGTGGCGAGCTGAAGGATAACTACAAGCGGCGCGGCGGATCACTACGAAAGGCTGCGACGTTCACCGCGAAATACATCGGCCGGAATAAGGACGGCAGCGTCGTCGGAGTGGTCGGATACAAGTACGGTTTCGAGTCGCGAAAAGCGATCTGGCTGGAGTTCGGTACGAGTCGCGGGATCGAGCCGCGAAAGATCATCGATAAAACGCTCGCGGCCTCACGATCGGTCGTCCTCGCCAAGCTAGAGGTCGAAATGGCTGCGGCCCTCGACAGGGCCGTCGCCGAGGCAAACTCGCCTATGCGACCAGGCATGTCGAAACGCGGCCTCGCGGCCGGCGTCGCCCCACGATAGGAAAAACATGAGCACCCCGCACGTCTGGCTAAAGGAAGCGATCGAGGACGCCACGTCGGCCACGGCATGGCCGGTCGGCATGACCGGCACCCAGTCGCCTCCCTTCACGATCTACGCCCGCGAGGCGACGAGCCGCGAGCAGGTCCTCGCCGACACGTTCGACGACACCCCGGCCGCCGACCAGGTGAACCCTGTCGCCCGGTTCCTGGTGGCGGTCTACGCCGACGACTACGTCCAGGCCTGGACGCTCGCCGGCCAGATTACCGCGGCGATCCACAAGTTCGCCGGCACCGCCGACGGGACGACGGTCGAACACTGCCTGGTCCTGGACGAGCGAGACGGTCAGCCCGACTACCTCGAGGGCCGCGAGACGCCGACGTATACGGTCGAGCTGTCCGTCGAGATCCGCTGGGCCGAGTGAGATTCGCCCCGCACGTCACCCCATAAAATCGACCACGTCCGACACAGGAGCCGACTATGCCGCTATCCACGCTGACCTCGCCAGGCCCGACGATCCCGTCCGGTGCGAAGACGATCTCCCTAAAGGATATCGAGACTTCCGGCGCGACCGCGAAGGAAGACGTGACGGTCCTCGGGGACTCGACGCGACAGTATGCGGCCCCTCCGCTGGTCGAAGGCGGGACGAACACCGCGACGAAGACGGTGTCCGTTTCGGGCAACCTGAAGAGCGACACCACGCTCGCGATCACGGCTGCCGCCACTACGACCGGCTGGATCTGCGAGTCGTTCGAGAAGTCTTACGAGGTCGGTAAATACGCGACGTTTTCGGTCGAGTTCTCCTACTATCCGCCCACGACGTAAGGAGCTGTAGAAGTGCCAGATCCCGTAACATTCACCAGCTCGCAGGGGTTCAACGCGTTCGGCGTTTCCGGCGCGACGAAGGTCTCCGTGAAGGTCTCGCGGAAGTCTGACGTGACGCCGCAGCTCGACGCCTCGACGCTGTCGATCGCTCACGGCGGGACTCGCGTCTACGAGAACGGCCTGACGGATAACGGCCAGAACTCAAACTCCGGAACGATCGTGACGGTGACGATCGACGGCCTGGGGGGCACGAAGCCCACGAAGGGGACCACGATCACGGCCGAGGGGGTCACCTGTAAGTGTATGGACTCCACGAGCGACGACGCTGTCGGCGAGCTGAAGAAGTGGTCCGCCAACTACACGAGCGACTACGCGGCTTGACGTAAGGGAGGCCGGTCACGATGCCGACTCCTTCGTCGCAGGGATCAAGCTGTAGTTTCAACGGTCAAACACTTGGCCGAATGACGCGGTTCCGAGTCTCTCCAGGTGCCGCCGTGTTCGTCGAGAAGACGAACATCACGAGCGAGGTCGTCGGCTCCGGCGCGAACGCCCGGATCGTGAAAACCTACGACTGTGTCGCGATTGATCCGGGGACGGTCGAGGTCACACTTTACGGGTGCCCTCCTTACACGAACGCCCAGATCGGCTCCCGTGGGACCGTTTCGGTGTCGTTCGAAGGTGGGTCGCTGTCGAGACCGGCTTACCTCGAGACCTTCGATGTGACCGGCAGCGTCGGCGAGTTTCTCGTGGGCCAGGCCGTTTTCAAACTGACAGGTGAGGGACAATGAGCCTCCTCGACAATATCTCCGAAACGCTCCTCGTGAATCCGCCCGGCTATAGCGAGCCGGTCTACTTCCGCTATCCGGCCTTCGCCGAATGGCACAGCCTGGCGATGGCTCACCGGGACCTCGACGGCGGCGCTCCTCCAGCCGAGCTGATCGTGAAGACGCTCACCACCTGCCTCTGCGACGCGAGCGGAAAGCCGCTCGGGGCCGAGGCGTCGAAGGTCATGCTCGCGAGCCACCGTCGCGTGATGTGGCTCTACAAGAAGGCCTGGGTGACGGTCCTCCTGTCCGACGACCAGGTCGTGGGAGAGATCGAAAAAAACTAAGAAGCCAGACGGGACGCGTCGACCGATTCGTCTACCGTCTGGCGGCCCACTTAGGGATCGGAAACGTTGAAACATGGAAACGCGAACTAACTCTCGACCAGCTCCACAAGTGGATCGCGTACTACCGCGTCGAGCCATTCGGCGAGGACTGGCTCCGGGAGGCACGGGCGACCATGTTCACGATCGCGGCCCTCGGTGCGAAGCCGGGGTCCGATTTCGTGGATATCTTCCTTCCGAACTATGACCCCGACCGGGAGATGACCGAGGACGAGATCACGGAGAAGCTGAAGGGCTGGACCAAGGAAGGAGGCTAGTGTGGCGTCGATCGGAAAAGTGTCGGCCGTATTCACCGCGTCCACGTCCGGCCTCACGTCCGGAGTGAAGGCCGCCTCCTCGTCGCTCCGTGGCCTGTCTTCCGACGCTCGCGGCCTTCAGTCTTCAATGAATGCCCTGACGGCCGTCGTCGGCGCTCAGCTTTTCACGTCGGTCGCGTCCGGAGCTGCGGCCGCCGCGTCGGCGATTGCTGGCCTCGCGTCTTCGGCTGTGTCGTCTATATCGACGGCTGTCAACGCGGCGACTTCGCTCGGAGAGGAGACAAGTAAGTCGGCGGTTATTTTTGGCGGGGCCGCTTCCGAGATCCAGAAGTTCGCGGATAACTCAGTCGCGATCGGGCTCTCCCGGCAGGCAGCCCTCCAGGCAACCGGCAGTTTCGGAAACCTCTTCACGGCCATGGGGTTGGGAAGCAACCAGGCGGCGGAATACGCGACGACCATGACGGCCCTCGGTGCAGACCTTGCGTCGTTTAACAATGCGACGGTCGAAGAGTCGGTGCTCGCTATTGGAGCGGCCCTCCGTGGAGAAGCCGAGCCCATCAGGCGGTTCGGAGTTCTGCTCGACGAGGCGACGCTGAAACAGGCCGCCCTTTCCGCCGGCCTTATCTCGTCGACGAGTAGTTCGCTGACACCGGCGATTAAGGCCCAGGCCGCCTACGCCGCGATCCTCCAGCAGACCACGAAGGCACAGGGCGACTTCGCCAGGACTGGCGACTCGCTCGCGAACCTGTCGCGAGTCATTCAAGCCCAGACCTCCAATATCTTTACAGACATCGGGTCCGCATTCGAGCCCTTGTATCAGTCGATCGCGAGCGCCACGAGCCAGGTGCTGACCGCTGTCGGCCCGATCGTCGGGCAGATCGCGGCAGGGATAGAGGTCGCCGTCCAGCGGATCTCGGCCGCAATTCAATCTCTCGTTCCGTCGTTTTTGCAGTTTGTCGGGACCTTTGACGGAGCAAACGTCGGGCAGGCGATCGGCGACGGGATCCTCGCCGGGGCTCGGTTCCTTGCTGGGGTCGGCGACTTCCTGATTGCCAATCTCGGCTCGACGTTTTCCTACCTGTCGCAGGTCGGGCAGCAGTGGGGAGACGTTTTTGGATACGCACAGTCGACCGCCAACGCCTTCGTCGGGGCCTTCAAGATTTTCGAGTTTGTCGGGAACACGATCGGCGGCGCTATTAGTGACATCGTCTCTCTTCTGCTTGGTGCTGCTGCCGACACGGCGGCTCTCATTCCTGGCTTCGGCGGCACTGCTGACGGACTAAGGTCTGCGGCCGACTACATGGCGACGCAGGCCGATACCTATCTCGCGGCTGCGAATCAAAGCCTGACGGCGAGCGGTCAGGCTTTCAGTGACGCCTTTGGAAGTAACGGCGGGCAGGTCGGCCAGGCTATTGCCGGGCCGCTCGTGACTGCTCTCGATGCGTCTGTCGCAAGAGCCGAAAAGGCCGCCAGTTCCGTCGACGAGGCGTCTAGTAAGCCGGTCCAGTTGAACCAGACCGTCGTCGTCGACGTGGCCCAGGCGATCAAGGGTATCGACTCTCGGTCGACCGAAGGGATCACCGAGATGTTCCGGATCATGCGAGGCGGAGCCGGTGACGTGCAGCAGCAGCAGCTCTCCGTCCTCGAGGAGATCGCCGCCAACACGGGCGGCGAAGGCTTCACCGTCGTCGAGGACTTCTAATGGCTGTCGTCTCCTACCAGCGGATCCTCGACGGCGCTGGCCTGTCGGGCAAGTTCGGCGAGTCGCTCCAGGCGACCGAACGCTGGCAGGTCCGCGTCGACTCGCCGACGACGACCCGCCTCGAGATCCTCCAGACGCTCGCCACCGGCGGGATCGTGTGGGGTGCCTCACACCCCGAGTTTTCCGCGCTAAAGGCGATGGAGTTCACGCTCGACGCCGAAGGCCGCGAGGGGATGCGGTGGATCTTCACGGTGAAATACTACCTTCCAAAAAGGGCTCCCAAGCAGAACGGAATACCTGAGGACCTGTGGGAGCGATCTGGCGGGACCGCGACCGTCCCGGTCTTCCGCGACACGAGCGGAGTCTCAATCACGAACGCGGCCGGCGATCCGCTCGAAGGCCTAGAGAGAGAGCGCGAGGAGGTCGCCTGGTCGCTCGTGAAGTGCTACGAGACGGACGCGGCCTTCGGGTCGGCGGCTGCGACCTACGCCGGAAAAGTGAACAACGCGAGCTGGAGCAATTACCCGGAGAAAACGGTCAAGTGCTACCTAAAGAGCGCGAAGCTAACGAGCGTCTCGATCCTCGACGGAGATAAGGACGGAGACAAGCTCGACTACATCGAGAGCCACTGGGAGTTTCGCTACGACCCCGACACCTGGAAGTGCAAGCCCTGGGACGTTGGCTTCATGGAGAAGGTGAGCGGCGAGCGGAAGACGATTCTCGGAAACGACGGGAAGCCGGTGAAGCAGCCGGTCGCCCTCAACAACGACGGCACGAAGAAATCCGTCGGCCAGAAGCCGACCGTGATAAACAACGGGGCCGGCGTCGATATCTACGAGACGGCAGACTTCAACACAGGCTTCGGGGCTCCGGTGTTTATTCCGACATGACGAAGCCTGTCGCATTCAGTGAGGACGGAGCCCGTCGCGTGATCGCGGCGACGAAGGCCGTAGAGGCTGGTAGTCGCGACATGCCCGGGATCAGGTTTCGCGATGTCGGAGACGAGTCGACGCTCCGGCTCTGCAAGACCTCTGCCGCGTTCAATAAGGGAACGACCGCGACGTTGAACGTCTGGGAGAGCGGAACACCACCGAACGAGACGCAGACCAGCGGGGCGACGGTCGTAGACGTAATCAATAAGTTTGCGAACATCGCGAGCGGAAAGTTTGTCTCGGTCGCGCTCCACGCGAACGGCCGCTGGTACGTTGTCGCCGCGGAGTGCTCATAATGGTGCTACTTCCGTGCGGTGGGTGCTGCTGCGGAATACCGCTACCGACGTCGGTCGAGGTCGACATCTCGCCGAGCCCTGCCGTTCACTATTCATCGAGCCAGCAATATCCATTCCCAACAACAAGGCCGACTTACTGCATTACGACGACAACGTCTGACTATCTTCAGTCGGTGTCGTTGTCTTCAACGCCGACCGCTGGTCTTTACATATGGACAAATATACTTCGGAAGTACGCCAATTCTTTTAGTAACGCGCTCACTCCAAGCCTCGCCGAGACATTAGAGTGGGGCGAAACAATGCCTGCGGGCGATGTATACCCGGCCGGGTATAAGTTCCAAATGAAGATAAACAGCGATACAGGGCAGTGGCGTTTTTTGTTGTTTGCGTCACAGGACCATCGTTATTTCGATGTGCGCCAAGACGGTTGCGCAGACCCTGTTTCGTACGCAACTGCCACGAGCGTGCTCGACGGCTTCGTAGACGCTGCAGGATACCGTACAATCAGTTCAAACAGTTACGGCGTTGGCACTGCTCTTATAATCGACCGATACTGCGAAGGCGGCGGCCAAAGTACATACATTAGGCAGGGTGTCGTTAGCAACACAATAGAACGTCCAACCGCTGCGCAAGTGCTTCCGGCACAGCCACTATTCTATCCCGGCAGGCCCATTTCCTTTTCAGTGACTGCGATCCGTTTTGTGTACGGAAACACGTCTCAGTCGGCGATTGTATGAGACTCTGCGACATTGATCCGCATTCTTTGCGGTGCGTGGCTTGTGGAAAAACATTCACGCGGTGCGACATAGCCGGTGTTTGTACGCCGCATCCGCCCGGCCTGGGCGACCGCGTCGCCGCCGGCCTCTCTGCGATCGGGATCACGAAGGAGCGAGTCGAGGCCGTGGTCGGCGGCCCCTGCGGCTGTCCCGAGCGTCAGGCGGCGCTAAACGCTGCCGGGGCGAAATGGCTCGGCCTGCCGCCGGGATCCACGGCCCCGGCGGAGATTGATCCGGGGACCCCATAGCGTAGGGTGAAGGCCCGCGGCCAGGGACGGCCGCCGACCCAAGCACGGAGGGCCGGATGCGCAAGGGCCAGATCGGCGGCGACGAGATCACGCGGATGGCCCGGCAGCTCGTCGAGCTGCACCCAGACGCCCCGGCCCGGACGCTCGGCCGCCGGCTCGCGGCCGAGACCGGCGGAGCGATCACACTTCAGCAGGGATACCAGCGGATCCGCCACCAGCTCGGGATCAAGGGTCGGCAGCAGCGGGGCAATGCGGCCGACAAGTCGCTCCACCGGCAGCCGCGGGTCGCCGGCGAGGTGGTGACGATGCCGAAGAGCAAGGCCGAGCCCTGGGAGACTCACGACCTGGGAGTCGTCGGGACGATCGGCGTCCTGTCCGACATTCACGTCCCGTATCACTCCGAGGTCGCCCTCGGGGCCGCGGTCGCCGACCTGAAGTCGAGCGGGATCGACGCCCTGGTCCTCAACGGCGACACCTGCGACTTTTACGCGATCAGTCGGTGGACGAAGAATCCGCGACACCGAAACTTCAAGGGCGAGGTCGAGCAGATCCGCCAGCTCGTGTCGTGGATCCGCCAGGAGTTCCCCACGATCCCGATCGTGTTCAAAACGGGGAACCATGAGGAGCGTTGGGCGCATTGGCTGTGGCAACACGCCCCGGAGATATCCGACGAGCCGGAGATGGGGCTCGCGTCCTGGCTCCGCCTCGACCAGCACGACATCACGCTCGTCGACGACCAGCGGCCGATCATGGCCGGAAAGCTGCCGATCCTTCACGGCCACGAGAAGGGGAAGGGGATCTCGGCCCCGGTGAACCAGGCCCGCGGAGCGTTCCTGCGACTTCACCACACGGTCCTTGAGGGCCACGGCCACCGGACCTCGGGACACTGCGAGCCCGACATGTTCGGGCATGAGGTGTTTTGCTGGTCGACCGGCTGCCTGTGTGACCTTCGTCCGGAATACGCTCGGCTGAATAAGTGGAACCACGGATTCGCGGCCGTGACGACCCACGCCGACGGATCGTTCGACGTGTCGAATCACAGGATCACGGCCGACGGCCGAGTGAGGTCGTCGTGAGCGGCGACCATCACTTCAAGGTCCGCGGCCTCCGCGTCCTGTGGAGGTATGCGAGGCTACGGGGCCGGGCCGCTGGCTGGAGCATCACGCCAGACGAGAAACGGCCGGACCTCGAAAGGAAGGTCCTGATCGACCAGCGGCTCCGGGGTCGGGCTCGCCTCGAGACGGAGATCCACGAGGGCCTCCATCAGCTTTTCCCCGACTTGGCCGAGGAGACCGTCTCCGGGGCCGGCCGCGATCTCGCCCGGATTCTCTGGTCGCTGGGATACCGGCTGCCGTGACCGACGCCGACCTCGCCGCCGCGGAGCAGCTCTGCCGCAGGCTCGGTCCGGCTAACTGCTGGACTGGCACGGGAGGAAGCCTAGCCTCGTTCGCTCTGACCATGATCCGAGAACTGAAGGAGCGACACATGATCGAGACGAGAACAGCGGCCGAGCAGATGCTAGAGCAGTCTATAGCCGCCGTCCGCGACCGGCACGGCAAATACGGACCACCGGCGGAACACTTCGCCAGGACGGCCGCGATGGTCAACTCCGCATTCGGAACGACGTTCACGGCGTCCGACTGGGCGCTCGTGATGATCCTCGACAAGGTCTCGCGGCAGCTCGGGGCAGCGGCCACCGACGACGGCGGGATCGACATCGCGGGGTATGCGGCCTGTCATCAGGAGTGCCGGGTCGCGTCGAGTTCGCCCAGGTCCAGCGGCGGCAGGGTGTCGACCGAGCAGGTGTCCCTCGGGCAGATCAGCGGGTCCACATAGACGGCCTGGAGGGCAGGGTCGCTGTGATCAAGCAATTGGGTCGCCGCGGCGGCTCCGCCCGCCAGGGCCGCGTACGAGGCGGCCATGCGGCGGAATCCGTGGAAGCCTCGCCCCCGATAATCTACGCCGGCAGATCGGCACAGGACCTGTAGAGAGGCCCAGTGGCTGCGGGTCGCCCGATCCCACGGCCAGACCAGGTCGTCCGGCCCGCGACGGTGCTCCGCGAGCATCGCGGCGAGCTGCGGCGTGACTGCCCTCTCGATGTCGCGGGTCGAGCCCTTCCGCGTCCCGGCCAGGAAGATCACGCGACGGCGGTCGAGGTCAACCTGGCCCCAGCGGAGCGACGTGAGGGCCTCGAATCGCTCGCCCGTGCATACGGCCGCGTAGATGAGCGTCGACCACCACCAACGCGACGGCAGGCCGCCCGTCCTTCCGATCCGACGCTTCGCTGCCCTGATCAGAGAACCGACCTCGTCGGCTGTGTAGGCACGACCGAGGGGGATCGTCTTCGGGACTTTGACACGCGGGACCTCGGGAAACTCTGTCGTGATTTTCTTACGGGCGAGGTATTCCCAGACGGCCCGGATCATGTTCCGGTCCTTCCGGACCGTGGCGGGCTTCGGCAGGCGATCACGCCAACCAGGCGTGACTCGTCGCCATTCCAAATACTCCGCGACGACCACGTCCTCGAGGTCCCCGACCGTCGGCGGTCGTTTCAAGAATCGCTCCAGACGATCGAAGAGCATTCCGTAGAGCGAGACCGTGTGGGGCTTCAACTCACGGAGCAATGCATACCGACGAAACGCATCACGCAACGGCATTGAACGCATGGCATCACTTCCTTTTGGTTAGATGCCGGGCAGCCTACCGGACTGTACACGCGTCCACCACTATTCCACTCCCCTCACCTGTACGTTTGTACTCCCCTCGCCTCCACTCGAATCAAGCCCGGCCACTTCGACTCTACGTCGTGGCCGGGCTTGATTCAAAGAACGAGACCAGGACACTCTGGGTCGCCAGTCATGGCACGCAAAACCACCACAACCTCCCAGGTCGTCACGCTGGCGTTCATGGACCAGAAAACGAAGAAGACTCGACAGACAGTCGGTACAAGGACGGCCGCGGCCGTCTACGGATGCTCGATGGGAAGGCTTCGCCAGATGGCCCTCGACGGCCAGGTCTGGTCGATCGTGATCGACCGCGGCCGACGGTTCGATATCGAGGAGCTGCGGACCCTGCGGGCCGAGCGCGATGCGGACAGGGCCGCCGGCAAGCTGGGAGGCCAGAGGCCAGCAGGCTTTTCCGCCTGCTAGGCCGGGGTTTTCGCCCGTTCTGATTTTTTCTCATCCTGGGGTTGACGAACTAACGATGTCGTATCTACAACCTCGCACCACAAGGAAATCGCCATGGAGCGGATTCGATGGAACGATCTCTTAGTAGCCGCCTCACTGATTCGTATCGGCCAGGAGCTGGGCATGGATTCGGCCCTCGCGAGATCGGTGTACGGGATCGTGTCTGCGATTCTTTCTCTTCGCACGAACACGAACTAACGACTCCGTACGTTCACCCATTACGCTCTCGGCTTTCGACTCCTCCACTCAGCTTTTCGACTCCTCCGCTCAGTGTTTTTCACGGACGAAACCACACCTAAAAACGTTTGACGAAACGCATGTACGCGTGTTCACTTCAGACCATCAACGAAAGGACGCGAGATGGACTCACACGAACGCGAATATCAGGCCGCGGCGGACGGCATGGCCGAGACCTACGGCAGGCCGACGGCCTGTCACCTGCCGAGCATCGGCGACCGGATCGCCTACCGGCTGAAGACCCACACGGACACCGAATGGGAAGCCGGCCGCGTGGTCCGAATCCAGGAAGGCGACCGGCCGCTCGTCGTGGTCGAGACCGACGACGAGAAGACGCTCCGCGTGATCGACGGCCGGCCGTGGCCGGACGGCGCGATCCTGCCCTTCTAAGGAGCCAGACCATGGGACGCATGATCTCCCGAAACGACACGGCCCTTCACCGGAACACCCACGACCGGCACCACCCGATCGCTCGCGGTGCCCGGCTCGCTCGCCACCTGGCGATCGCGGCCTGGCGTCCGCTGCGGTCGCTGGAGGCGTTGATCGACGAGGTCGACGCCTGCGGCTGCCCGGTGAACCGGGCCGTACTGCTTCGGGCTCGGGCGGCCCTCGAACACGCGATGCCCTACCTCGAGGACCAGGAAGGCGAGGTGTGGAAATGAACGCCGCCGCATTGTTCGTCGGAGCCGTCCTCGGGATCGCCTTCGGCTGTGCCGGTCTCGCGATCGTCGGGCTGGCTTACTTCAGATCACAGGAAGAGATCGGTCGGGCGGAGCCCGACCGAGAGGGATGCCGGCGGGATGCCGGCCTGGCTGGAGGCCATGGCAAAGGATCGCGGCCGTCGGAGACGGACCGCGAGACCCTGCTCCGGGTGTTCCGCGAGACAGGGTGGA